CTCCTTTTAGGAGACATATTATGTTACCTCAGAATCAAGGTTCAACGTTTTCACCGTTTTCTGCGACAGGTGCTGTCACCCCACTAGGCTTAAATTCTGCGAATTTGTCTGGTGTGGGTAATGGTACTCTCTCAGTTTATGTTGTAAACGAGTTGACAGTTCCAAACACTACAGTCAATAATGACATCACTATCCTTGTGTCAATTAGCGCTGCGGAAGATTTCGAAGTGGCCGTTCCTACTGAGGCCACTCTAAGTACGTTAAATCTTACTCAGCGCCCAGATCCGGAGACTCCAACCAGAATGTCTCCACAAGGTGTTTTTGAGGAGGCACCCCCACGGACTGTAACTTCTGTAGTTTCACCCGAAACTCTATGGAAGTTGGGTTCTCCTTGTCCCCAAGATGCATTAGTGAATAAAATTCACTATGGGGAAGTAATTGGTTCCTTTCGACAATTACTAAAACGCTATTGTTTGCATGAGACTATAGCACTTCCTACGAATTCTGTCTTTGGACCTACCAGTGTCAGAATTGTTAGGAAAATGTTTCCTTTCTATGGAGGGTTTTCTAATGAGCCTGATTCTTTATCGGCTCTATTGATCGCCACTCCTAAGTTTACGTCAAATAGCTATACTTATGCAGACATGACCCTTTTGAACTATCTTTCTGCCGCGTATGGCGGTTGGAGGGGTTCTATTCGCTATTGCATAGACACCACTCCTATTTTAGCAGACACGAATGATGCCACAAATGGCACTTGGTCTGTCGGTCGAATTTCGACAGACCCTCGTGATACAAATGCTGATTTAGTTGAGGATGATATAGCAACAGCGGGTGAACAACCTATGACCGACACTACACAAGTTCGGTACGGCGGATTGAAAGTTCACGAGAGAACGTCCGGTTTATCCGGACTTGCACGTTGGAATTCTCTCGTTAATCCTTTGCAAACCTTTGAGATTCCGTATTACTCAATGTACAGGTTTGCACCAGCAAAGTCTACAAGAAGCTGGAGTGCCGATTTTAGTCAGGACATGTACCAGATGATTTGCACTATGCAGGCGACACCCTCGCCTCCACCAGTATTCAAATATGTAGCAGCCGGAGAAGATTTCACTCTTTTCTGGTACTTGGGACCACCTATATTCTATCGTTATGGTCCCCCTACGCCTGCCGAACTTTAGGCGTAATTTCACTGCTTTTAGCAGTTAAGACTTGGAATGGCACCAAGTGCGTATAAGAAGATATAAAGTCTTATACGTTGGCACGCCACATTTAACTTTTATTACAAAGAGGTTTTTTATGTGGCTTTGCCACAGAATTTTTACTCTTTGTCATAACTTTAAATGTGCTTGCCAGGATTTTGTAATATTCTGGGGAGGTTAGGTTTTAGGAAAATTTTACCTGCAACTTCCCAGTTTC